CTCTATCAAGGTTTCTAGCTCTTCCCCGTCAGTATGATTACTTTCCATTTACGGCTAAAGCTAGGAAAGAGATATATAGGCAGTACACTCCTAATATGTCAGTGCAGATTGTTTCTGCTAGAGTTACTTCTCTGATATTAAAAGGTTACCTTATAAGGGATGAAGATAATTTTGTAGATTTCTCCCCACAGATAAAGAAACTAAGGACACTAAATTCATTCGATGTTAAAATACAAGATTCACCCACTAATAGCTAAGACAGCTGAAGACCTTAATATGCCTTTAGAGGTGGTAAGTTCAGTGGTATTACATGAGTTTGAAACCATAAAGAATAATATTGTTAATCCCATCTATCTAGGTTATAGGTTAGAGGATCTAGGTAAATTCTTCTTTAAAAGAAATCAGTATTATTCTGCGGCCTTTAGGTTGTTAATTAGGTATAGGAAAGGTACAGTTAATAAGGAATTGCTTCAGAAGTTTATTCAGATGAGGCATTTAGTTAATAAATATTATTTTTTACAAAAGTATAAACGCCGATTTGGAAGTTGGCACTGGAAATAAAATGAACAGGAAAATGACAAATAACGCTAATTCTCAGCACGCTCAACAAGCAGCTATGAATCACCAAATGCACACACACTCTATTACCGTACTTACTGAGTTGTACAAGAATACGCCAATTGAATCTAATTTAAGGCCAGCACTTGAGGAGGCATTACTAGGATTGCTAGAGCCATTCTTACCTAGGTTAGCTGCTCCACCAACATTTCAATCAACACTTGAACCAACATTTCAATCAAAAAGTATTCAATCAGAAGGTATTCAATCAGAAGGTGTTGTCTTAGACACCTATAATCCAGATTACACTTATACAGAATCTAAAATTATTCAGTAATGGTTTTAACTCAAGATAAAGTACTTATTCAGTTGGATGAACATCCAGATCACACTGTGACAGAATCTAATATTTATATCCCACAGTTTATAAATGCTGAGTCAGATGGTGGGCGCCCAATGTCTATTCCTTCTAATCAGAAGTATCTAGCTTCAGGTGTTGTGGTTGATTTATCAGATGCGGCTAAAAAGAAGATGGAAGATAACAACACTCCTATTAAGAAAGGAGATAAAGTTTTCGTATCTACATCGGTAGTTAACCAAGGTTATCATTTTCAACTTAAGAGAGATTCTATAGTTTATGATTTTGATGGTCTAGTACTAATTCCAACTATATTAATAGAGGCAATATTAAATGAAAAATAAACAAAAACCTAATACTCCAAAATCAGAAGTATTAAAAACAATAGAAACCCCAATGGTAGAACAACATATTTTCGATAGTCTTAATAGCGAGCACTCAAAATTTAAGGAAGAAATATCTATTATTACGAGTGAGCTTGAGGCTGTTAAGAAAGAGAGAGAAGCCTTTCAAAATATAGCTAATACAGCGGCTTCTAAGTTGGTAAGTATTGAATCTGCTGTTACTCCTTTTCTTAATAGAAAGTTCAATGTTGTAACAGCTATATATCATTTAAAGGATGTGGTCGAACTTATTAAACAGATTGTAGAAGCTGTTAAAGAATTCCGTGCTCAGTTTATGGCACCTAACGTTAAACCTGATGATTCTACTAAATAATTTTGATCCTTTTCAAGATTTTTTTAATAGCAATCCACAATTAAAGATCTTATTTAAAGATTATTTAAAAGTTCCTTCTTCCCATATGTGAGGTCTATTTCTATATTCTCATCCAGACTCAAAGTTTTTTAATGAGTCTCCAGAAGATAGAAAAGACCTCATATTTAAGGATTATCTTAAGAAAGATAAGACATTTGATTGGGATAAATATGAGGAGCTATTAAAGAAGATTGAAGTCTCTGTTTTAACTAAAGCTCAAAGAGCCCTTATGAGATGGGAACAGACGTTACATGAACGGGATGATTTCATAGCTTCTATTCCTTATACTCTCGAGACTTTTGAGGCTAAGGATAAGATGATGGCGATTACCCCAAAGCTTTGAGATCAATATGAAGCTGTATTAGATAGGTTGAATAAAGATCAAGGATCTACAATGGGGGACATAGAAGAGTCTCTATCAGAAAAAGGTATTATATAATAAGAAGATTATGCATACAGTAAAAAACTTAGACAATTTAGATGTTCAGTCAGACGTTAAAATGAGTCGTCTTCAAGCTAACGAACAGATAATTAATCTTATCACTGATTATATGAGAACTTATACGGACCAAAGGTTTGGGCAGATACTATATAATTTAGGTGTAGCTACACATTCCGTGTATCATACAATGCCGCAAGAAGGTGAAAGAGCTCAAGTTGGTTACAGAGATATATTCTTTGAAGAATCTGCTGAGACATTAAAGAAATTAACAATAAAAGATGGGGATTAATTTCCCCTACATTGGGGGTGCCAGGTATTGATTGCACTCATAGGTTTGGTATTACTAGCAAGCAGTCTAAAGACTATAAATTTAAATAATCGACAATAATACTAATGACTTTGGTATCGGACTTCCGTCCTTTTCCACAGAAGCAGTTGCTCCTTCTGTTACTCAAGAGCAGCCAGTTTACCAGTACGCATAAGTTTACCACACTAATAGACTATAATATAGGTGTACAGAAGCTTGTAATTCTAGAATATTAAACGAGTCGTAAGACAGCGGTTCGAATCCGCTCACCTCCACTAAAATTAATTATTATGTTTATTTATGTTTATGGATTTCAAAATTTAGACGGGAAGTCTAGTACAATAATCCCGTTAGCTATCCTCTCTAGCTCTATAACTGCTTTTAAAGAGTTTGTAGACGATAATACGCCAGAAAGAAAATCTTTAATTGAGACAGATACAGGTATGTATTTTACCACGTCTTCTTTTGAAGAGTTAAAAGAAATGATTGATCCGGACACTGATTGGACAAGAGACGCCCCTGTTCCAGTAGAGCCTCTGCCTTTGAATATGGGACAATAAATCGCTAACAGTCGTTAGGTCTCGCCCTCCATGTCGTAAGATGTGAGGGGGCAATTCGGGGATATGGGGTAATCGGTAACCGGGAAGTCTTCAAAACTTTAGTTGTCTGTTCGAGTCAGACTGTCCTCGCCCACAAAATTTTTATTATGGAAACTAAATCACTTACGTCAATATTGACACTTTTTTTTCAACTGTCTAATGATCTTCATTGGCACCATTTAAATACCAAATCTTTTGCTGAACACAAAGCTTTGGAGTTTGCGTATGAAAAGATATTAGGTTATAAGGATACAATTGCTGAACAACTTATTCCGTTCGAAGGTAAACTTACGACTATGAAGTTATTATCTATACCTTCCTCTAAATGCGCAGAACTTCCTACTGATATTGTTATAGCTGCAGAAGCGCTCTGTGAGTTAGCTGAAGCTAAAGGCTACGATAATATAGAGAATTTATCGGAAGAGATTATAGGGGTTGCAGCCAAACTTAAATATTTATTAAACTTAGTATAATATGAAAAATAAATTTTTTACTATAGAAGAACTAATTGCTTTTGGTAACTATCTCTTGTCTGATAAAAGGGCTGAATTAGTTGATCCTAAAGTACAGAACATGGTACATGATTCTGATCTATTTAATTACTTCATTGACTAATAATGACTATAAAGGTTAATATTTCTTTCGAACTTTGGCCATATCAACAGTCTTACTCAGTAGAAATACCAGAAGATAAGTTTAAGGAAATGGATAAGTATGTGGATTCTATAACATCTAATTTAAAGATGTCATTATTATCCCATGTACGTGTCCATCACCCTAATTTATGGTATAAATATTCTCCTTTAGAAGATCAAATACTGGCAACTTTAAAAATAGAAAATCACACACACAAAATTAAATAATGACAAAGAATATTCATTTAGAAAAAGAAACACGAGATAAAATGCTGGAAGGTGTTTTAACTTTGGCACACGCAGTAGGATCTACACTAGGACCAATGGGGTCAAACGTAGTAATTGAGACTCCTTACGGAGCTACCACAGTTACTAAGGATGGAGTCACTGTAGCTAAACATATTGATTTAGATGATGCTGTGCAAAATTTAGGAGCGCAGATATTAAAACAAGCTGCTTCAAGAACAGCTACTCTTGCTGGCGATGGTACAACAACTGCTACTGTAATAGCTGCGTCTTTAGTACAGTCTGCGCATAAATTAATTACTGCGGGTGTGAAGCCTATTGATATTAAAAGAAGGTTAGAAATTCTCTTATTAGAAGCTCTGAATAAGATTCGGATTCAAGCTAAGAGTGTTGACCTTAATAGGATTAAAGAGATCGCCACTATCTCAGCAAATAATGATGAGGAAATGGGGGCTTTAATTCAAGACGCTTACAACCATGTTGGCCCCAATGGAATGATCACTTTAGAGGAATCTAAGACAGGTCTAACTCATTTGGTTATGGAAGAAGGAGTTTCTATTGACAAAGGATTTGTATCTCCTTATTTTATCACTGATTCTGCAAAAGGAGAATGTATTCTAGAGAATCCATTTATCTTTATTACTGATTCTAAAGTTAGATATACTCAAGATATAGTACCTATATTGGAAATTGCTGCTTCTAAATCAAGGCCCCTTCTTATTATAGGAGACGAAGTAGATGCTCAAGCTCTTCAGTTGCTCGTACTAAATAAGATGCGCGGGACAATACAAGTATGTGCTATAAATGCCCCTTCTTTTGGGGATAACAGAACAGCTATATTAGAAGATATTGCTGCCCTAACATCTACTACTATTATAACCGCTAAAGCTGGCACTAGGTTAGAGGATACTCCAGAAAGAGCATTAGGAAATGCTCAAAAAGTTATCATATCAAAGTCAAAGACTATATTAGTAGGACCTAAGAATAACTTAGAGGCTATTGAGTCTAGAGCTGAAGAAATTCGTAACTCTATGGAATTGGAGCAAGATCTTTATTTAAAGAATAGACTTCAAAAAAGATTGGCTGATCTTACTGCTAAAGTAGCTGTGCTTCATGTTGGGGGAGCTACTGAAACTGAATTAAAAGAACGCAAAGATCGTGTAGATGATGCTCTAAGGGCTACTGCTTGTGCCATACAAAAAGGTTACCTTATTGGCGGCGGTGTAGCTCTAGCTCGTGTGTCTTCTTTCATAGAGATAAAAGATGCTTTAATAGATCCTATTTTTATAAACGCACTAACATCCCCTCTAAAATTAATAGCTTCAAATGCAGGGCAAACAGGAGAAGTAGTTTTAGCTAAAGTTTTATCTTCAGAAGATCTTGATATTGGTTTTAACGCTCGCACGCTCAAGTATTCTAATTTATTAGAGGATGGTGTAATAGATCCCGCGTTAGTAGTTGAGCAAGCACTCTCAAACGCAGTATCAGCGGCTTCTATGATATTACTTTCTGCTACGGCAATCACAAATAAAGATAGAAAACCTCCTTTTAATCCAGGTAATATGGAAGATTATGCTGCATAATGCACAAAATTTCTTAGTCAAAGATGTGGAAATTCTCCATCCTTTGTCTCAAGATTATCGTTCTTATTGAAGAGAACACAAAAGAAGATGTATTGAAGGTTATTGGGTGGGTGGCATTTGGATGCCGCCTGCCCTTTACTATTATGTAAACTTTCATACTATAAAACTTAATAAAAGTATTCACACTAATACTAAGTCGTACGGTAGACCTTTGTTACGGGATATTGAGTGGGAATTTTTCTATAATTATTCTGAAGCGAGAGGTTTCTCAGGTTTTAAGAACGATGATAAGTATTCTTGTCATAGAATACTTTTGAATACTGAAGCTACAGACGATTACTTAATTAAATATTACCCAGAGACTGTAAATTCTAAGGGGGAAAGAAAGACTTACGTGCCAGCTAGGACGTATATGCGTCAAGTACATCCTTTTGAATCTTCTCCTTTGTTTCAGAACGAGATTAGGAATTTTATGATGTTAGGATCTCGTGGATTTGGTAAATCTTTCTCTGTATCAGGACTCATAGCTCATAATTTCTTATTTGATGGAGCTACTGAATACAGCGAGGAAAAGATAATGAATCCGGACGCTGCTGAGATATTAGTAGGGGCGGCCAAATCTGATAGATCCGCAGATATTCTTAAAAAAGTGAAGGATGCGTTTGATTTTTTACCCGGAAAACAGATGGTTAATAATAGGACACATCCATCACCATTCTCTAAACGATTTAGCGGATCTTGAGCAGTTAATTCCACTATTGCAGCAGAATATAAACGTAAAACAGAAGGTCAATGAACCACAGTAGGTTCCAGATCTAATATAAAGCACAGATCTTTCAACTCAGATGCTTTTGCAGCTCAAGGAACCAGGCCCATTTTACTAGTTTTGGAGGAAATAGGTATGTTTCCTAATTTAAAGGAAGTACACGCTAACACAGTGGATAACTTAACTGACGGTTACCGTAAGACTGGTATGGCTATGATGTTAGGAACAGGTGGTGACATGGAACAAGGTACTTTAGATGCTTCTGAAATGTTTTACGAGCCTGATAAATATGATATATTGTCTTTTTCTAATGA